GCGACAGGTGCAACCGGTGCCAGAGGTGCAACAGGTGCCATAGGTGCCACAGGTGCAACAGGTGCCATAGGTGCAACAGGTGCAACAGGTGCCATAGGTGCAACAGGTGCTATAGGTGCAACAGGGCCAGCATTTCTGGCTCAATACGGTTCCTTTATTAGTCTAACAACTCAATCTCCAACAGGTGGTTTAGGTACTCCAATACCGATTACCTTTTCAAGCCGAACAGAAGGGACCATAGATGTATCAGGAGGAACCTATCCCAATAGTCAAATTGTTATTCCTGTGGCAGGTGTATATCGATTTATGTTTTCAGCACAATGTGACTGCAGCAGTGCTACACATTATTTAGAAATATGGCCTGTTATTGATACAATATCGCTCCCTAATAGTGGGACTCGAATTCGTGTTCCATCTAGTACAGAAACATGTTTAACGGTTGAATATATTCATTCATTTACTGCGAATCAAGTATTACAACTCTACATGCGAGGTGATAATACTAATGTATTTATTGTTTCTATTCCTGGAAATACAGGAACAACACCTTTTGTACCAAATATACCCTCTATCATTTTAACGATGAATCAAATTAGATAAAATTATTTAACGGGTCAGATGTCCACCCCGTTTTAACTTATGCTTTCGTGTGGCAGGAATACACATGTATCCGCAAAATTGTTTGTAATGTAATCCTGACTTCGGATACTGGCGCGAGGCCAGCAAAGGATCATAGATCCGTCTCTTCGTCGCATCTCGTCGTGTCACCTTGGTCGATCCTGGTTTGTGAGACCACCAACCATCCTTATCCTGTCGATAAAAATGATAGTCCTCATTTTCATCGATCACTGGTGCAATCTTACGCGTTCCTTTTGGGCATCGTGCTGTAAAAGTAGAGAAAGTGACTCCTGGAACTTCGCCCATAATACGCGCTGTCAAATCAGGGCATCGTTTTCCTTTTACTTTTGACCACTTCGGATATCCACTGGCGCGACCGGGTTGCGGATATCCAATGGGACATGCGTCTTTCGTACAGTCCTTTGAAACAGGTAATTCGATCCAATTTAGCCCATACGCATAGCAATTGTGTGATTCTCGAATTCCCTTGTGTCGATTATATTTGTGCGGCTCATATGGCGGCTCATATCCTGAAAGGGGTGCTTTTCGAGGACATAATTGTGTATGCTTCACGCAAAAGGGTTGACCCCTAAGGGGCTTCTGTTTGCATAATGGATCACACTGACAGCGTGCTCTCCTTTTTCTGGTCTGTTGAACCATCCCTATTAGGAGATGATACATTCTCATTTGTTTCCGTGGGAATAATTACCACATTTTCCAATGAACGAGCCGAGGATTTAATTAATGAGGTCACAGCCTCTTTAACGGGTTCAGGGATTTCTTGTATAATCGATTGAATCGGTTGATCGGGAGAGGGTGGGTATAATTCATTTGTATTTGCCGTAACCTTTGATTGTGGTGTTTGTGTTAGTTTTTCATCAGATTTATAGTATTCTTCTTCCACTTGTTTCATTTTGATTTTTTCGATCTGATGCGTGAAAAATACGAACTGATTCTGGTGCGTAGGGGCAATACCATCCAACAAATGTCCCGAGTATCGACCCGTTAGTCCCATATATTGCCAGCCCTCTGTTCTCAATCTCTCCAATGTCGTATTCAAAAAATAGTACTTTTTATCAATCTTAAATAAGGCCAACATGCCATTGCAAATCGTGACGAGTAGGGAAATGATAAAGGTTGCCCAATAGATCTGAGAGGAAAAGGCATTTTCAGTAGTGGTGTAATTCGAATTTTGAATGGATAATAAGGCAGGAACAAAGAGCGATCCCACCGTGATCATCGTATGGCCTGCATAAAACATGCGGGAATACATCCGAACCCGTTTTCGTACATGCTCTACTACTGCAATGTACCTCGATTGAATAATTTGTTTTTGGACGGTCGTTAAATCTAAATGCTGTAAAATCTGTTGAAAATCATAACGATCGTCGACGGATTGACATCGGGACCAACAACAAAGTGACATGTATTCTACTGATTCGCTTTTATAAAATTTGAAAAAAAGATAACACATTTATCATACTACGCCATGTTTATTGCACAATCTCTTCTTTATTATCACGATTATAAAGAAGAGGTGGAATTATCGGATCAAATTATTGTCCCATTGTCCCTCTTTCACCGTCTCATACGAGAATTTGAAAATGAATCTGTGCTCTATGTAAACTTGATTCATACTGAATATAATCTACATCATTTGGTAACCATTACTGCGGCTCACGATGACAATGCACATACCATCTATGTTCCTGACTGGATTCTGGATCTTCTGGGTAGGTCTGAACAGCCCATTTTCCAAATTGAAAAAGCGGATGTATTGGATCTTCCTGTTGCCACCAATCTAATCATCAAGCCACTTGACCCCTCTGCATTTAATGTTGATCTTACTACCTATGTAGAACAAGCCTTTATGAATCTGCATTCTATTCAGCAAAACATTACAATACCGATACAAATCATGGATCAGACTGTATATCTCTATATTGAACAGGTGGAACCAGCTCCGCTTTCTCGAATCGTACATGGAGAAGTAACAGTAGAATTCATCAATATGTTTGAAGATGAGTTCAAAGAAGTAGAAAACGAAGTAGATGAGTTCAAAGAAGCAGAAGTGGAAGAAGAAGCAGAAGTGGAAGCAGAAGTAGAAGTGGAAGCAAAAGTAGAACTCACTCCTGAAGTTAGACGACAACAAGTACGCGATTCATGGTTAAAACGATTCTCATTGTAGATCAAAATATCGCAGAATAGCAATGGATCCTGCAATCAACCCACCACCTAAGAGTGCACGCATCGTAATCTTGTCATCGGTAAAGAGAATACTCCATGTGTATCCAAAGGCAACACCGATAAAAGACATGAGTGAAAAGACCACTGTTGGAATATTCGAAATGCTATAAAATCGTGCAATGTATCCTGTAAATCCCAAAAGTGCATTAAACCCAATCAGTTTCATCCAGTTGGTTGAGGAGTGATCGATGATGGTTGGATGAGATATTCCATAGGCTAGAAGGCCTACTAATCCAATTAAATAGATATGATTAACGGTATAAAATGGAGACTGTGATGCATCTTTATTTGAACGAACAAAAATAAATAACATGGTTTCGGTAAATGCAGATAATAAGCCCATAATGATACCAAAGTCATATTTTTTCTTTTCCTCTGTATCTTGTTCCTTAGAATGATAAGAGGTTGCAATCAAATAAGTTCCATAAAATGCAGCGGCAATTAAAAGAAGGGAGATGATCGACAAGGATTCACCAAACAGGAGGGAACCAAATATTAAATTAAAAATAGGATACAAATAAAATAAGGCAATGGATGTTCCAATCGGTAAATTCTTAAATGACAAATAGCTTACGAAAATGTGTCCCATATTCATAATATTATGAAGAAGACTTACCGATGCCTCATAGGGATTGCCCCAAATGGATGTAAAATCATAGGAAGATCCGAGCATAAGTGCCAGGATAGAAAAGACCCCAAATCGTGCAAGAATCTGTGTAAATAAATTGGTTGACACCCCTTTAATCAATAAAGGATAGAGTGATAATACCAGTTCACTATAAAGAACCGATGCAATGGGATCGATCTTCATTCTACCTATCCTCTATATTTTATCCCCTATATGTTCTTATTTCAGGTAACATCTCTTCGTGAAACCGTTGATCGAAATATTGAATGGAGCGTCCAAAATTGGCCCGTGGGTGAAAGGCAATGTTGCGCTTCTCCTTAATCATTTTCATTGCATCTTTTCCTCGCATATGTAAATGTGCAATGAGCATAAATGCAACCGATGCGGCGGAGCGCTGCATACCTGCCATACAGTGAACCAAAATGTGTCGACCTTGTTTGTATTCGGCCATGATTTTAAATGCGATCTCACCTGACCATAGTTCCATGTTTCGTATTTCTTCCTCCTCTAAATTATCATCCACAGGAATGCGATATTTAATCGGAATCATCGGAGAGAAAGGCAAATTCTTTGTACAATTAAAAACGACCTGAATTCCCTTCTCCGCAATAAATGGTTCACTCATCGAGGCACGGGCATTTCCGAGCCATAAATTCGGTAAAATTTCATTTGCCATTTCATTAAATGGCGATGCCATGCTTCTTTTCTATGTCTTTATATTTTCTCCTTATATTCACACGGTGCTAATACAGAAGTTTCTCTTTCTCTACCGTACATCGGAACTGTAGTTGGGTTCCCTCGTCGGAACTAAATTCGCGCGGCGCCATGAGTGACCAATTGACCCCCTTATCCAATAATCCTAATTCACAGAACAGATAGGATACCAGCGCGGAACACCAAAAGGACTTCTTGGTTTGATATGTTGCATCAGGTGGAAACGGGCATGCAATATTGTATTTAGCACAAAGCCAATCATATGGATTCATATCATAGGGCTTATCATGTACTTCCTTATGAACTTGCGCTAAGGTTTGATAAAATGCTTCCTTTCGTTCACATTTTACATGGCGTACATCAATGGAACCCTTCGGATATTCTTTTAGAATATCTTCCAAATAATGTAGTTGAACTCCGATTTTGAACTGCTTGTCTTCCACATCAGGAGTATTATTCCACGAGGACTCCAATAGATAGATACCATCTTCTAGATCAGGATTCAAAAATCTCGGATTCTTGATAATGATCCCCACATGACTATATTTGCTGACTCCAAAGTATTCAACCACCTTCGAAATCCAACTCGTTCCTCGAAACAGGATGAGATCGCCCGTTTGTAGATCGATTTCATCTTGTAGTTTCATCTACTCTATGATATGTACCTTTTCGCAGCATCGATACAAATCATGAAAATACTTCTTTAACTGATCCGCAGGAGTATCGGGAAGCGAATAACATTTCATTCGGGAACAATTCACTGAATCCAGAAATCGGCACAGCGCATCCGTGTTTCCCGTTCCATCCAATAGTAAAAAATCCACTCTGGGATTCTTATATTCTTCTTGAAGAAGTGTCATGTTCTTGAGAAACGCTTGACATCCAATGATGCAATACTGCATATCATAGTCATACTGGATGCGCTCATTACAGTACTTATGCTCAAACTCCCCTCTCGTCCACAACTTACTGGCATGATCAATATACTTCTCATCTTCATAGGCGCCCTTCTCTTTCATTTTATCATGGACTTGATACATATTATAGAATTGCGGTACAATGAATTGTGGACCCAGGCGATTAATCTCGCGATTACGAATGAGACTAAAATTATTATTATTGTCATTCATGTACTGAACATACGCCAACTTGGGAATCTTTACTATCTTGGTCTGAAGTGCTGTCCGCATAATGACCTCCTGGTCATCGCAGATGGGAAGAAATTCCGAGTAATTTCCGATCTGAAGTAGGGTCTCCCTTCTCCATATGCGTGGATGATTCGGCAAACACACAATGTGACTCAGGGTAATGTTATTAATATTTGGTGTCATATATACATCCACCCATTTATTTCGGTATTTCTGGCGATAATATCCGCCATATCCCTTGCAAATGAAATCACCATACCAGAAGTTCTTCCCATTTTCATACTCATTAATAAAATCCATGTAGACAAATCCAACCTCCTTGTCTGTAAATGCGCGCATGGCATCCAAAAGGGTATCAGGCAGAATCTCATCATCGTGATCCATTTCAAGCACATATTTTCC